GGAGAAAGTCCGAGGCGGAAATGCGGGCAAGAGACGCTGAATATGCAAGGCGTTTCGGTCACTTAAAGAATCCTAAAACCGGAGAGCCTATTCGTTCAGAGCGAGACTATCTCGCAGCGCTTGACGCTCAGGAAGAAATGAAGGCTAAAGAGCAGTTACAGCAGAACGGGGTTGATCCCTCAGTGCTGGACAACTTCATCAACAACAATCCTGTTATACGTCAGGCACAGGCCGTTATAGAACAGCAGAAGGCACAGGCAACCTTTTCACAGATTAACGCTGATATAGCGGAACTTGGAAAGTTGAACCCTTCCATCACTTCACTTGATACCGTTCCACCAGACGTTATTAAGTTTAGCATGGATCACAATATTGACCTTGTTTCCGCCTATAAAGTTGTCAATTACGGGAAGGTTAGCAGTGAACAGCAAGCGGCTATAACGCAGCAGGCCATTAATCAGGCTAAAGGGAAATCACATCTTAACCCTGTCAATGGTGTGGCTACACCTGATGACGGAGCAGATATTCCTCAGTCTGAACTTGATATGTGGAAAGAGACTTTCCCAAACAAGTCAATGGCCGAACTTAAGAAACTGTATAACAAAACTCTATAAGGAGGAAACACTTATGTTCAAATTACTTGCGATGGACAAGGGCAATACCCCCATCATCAAACAGCTTACTCCTGCCGCTGCTACATATGCAGTAGGTGAAGTTGCAGCCGTAGCTCCCGCAACCGGATATCTTACTAAGGTTTCAGGAACAGCCGTTCCTACCTACGTTGTAGTGGAGAAAGGTACAAAGACTACCGCTGATACCATTTCGGTACAGCCCATCTATAAGGATCAGGAGTATCTTACTACTCTTGCCGTAAATGGAACTCTCGTTCCTGGCACAAAGGTAACTATTCACACCGATTCCGCTTCCGTAACATCCACTACTACAAGTGGCGTTGCAACCGTAGTTGAGGCTATGGGTACTACTTCCGGAAGTGAAGTAATCGTTAAGTTTGAATAAATCGAAGGGAGATAACGCATTATGGCTATAACAATTTCAAAAAACAGTGCGCTTAATGATGACCTTTGGAAGCCGGTGGCTCAGGTCCTTAATGCAGTCCTTCTCGATACCGATTCAGAGCAGACAGAGTATGACAAGCTCGTTGGCGAGATCGCAGTTGAGAAGAAATCAAAGAAATACGCTGAGAAGCAGTCTAGTCTGACTTCACTCGGCAACATGGAAATCACAGCAGAAGGCGATACCGCTAGACTTGATGACTTCCAGGAAGGTACTCCTAAGCTGATCGTTCACAGTGCTTTCACGAAGGAAGTACACATGACTAAGGAAATGAACGATGATGGAGACATTGACGGAATGAAGACAATGGCCCGTGAGCTTGTTAATTCCTACAAGAGATCACGTTGCCAGTTTGCTACGAACTTTATCTCCGCTGAGGGTGCTACATTCTCTTATGGTTCTAAGACCGGTCTTGATCGTGCTACTGGTGATGGTGTTGGTCTGTTCGCAACAAACCACTCATCTGTTAAGGCTGATGTTCCTACACAGTCTAACGTATTCACCAACGCTTTCAGCTCCACCATTCTTATCAGACTGGCATCTATCGGCCGTAACTTCAAGAATGAGAGCGGAAACGTAACCGGCTATACCTTCAACAAGATCATCATTCCTGGCAACTGCTGGAACCTTGAGGAAACAATCAAGAGACTGATTGCATCTGATAGAGTGATCGCTTCCAACAACAACGATGTCAACACTCAGAAGGGTATGTGGCAGCTCGTTGTTGATCCTCTTTGGCAGGCAGCAGCAGGTAGTGAGCCTTATATCATAATGTCTGATGAGGCTAACAAGGCTTACAACGGAACCGTATTCTATGACAGAGTTGCTCTTGATGTGAAGAATGACGTTGACATTCATTCACGCAACCTGATCTACAACGGATATGCTCGTTTCAGTATCGGTGCTAACAACTGGCGTCACGTTATCATGGGTGGTGCTTCTGTTGGTGATACTCTTAGCTAATCGTAACCATGTGAGATTGCTCCGTCACTTCTTTACAGAGGTGGCGGGGCTTTCCTTTAAGGAGAAAACGATATGATACCTAAGAACTTGAAAGTTGGAGATACCTTTACCGAGGGGAATAGCACCTATGAAGTTATGGAGGTTATTCCTGGCGGATATAGGTCTAAGCGCATAAAGCTCAATGCTGAATCATACGCTTATGAAGAAGCTATGAAGGCTGAGCCTAAAAATCCTGAGCCTGTCAAGGAAGAAGTGAAAGCCGAGGCTCCTGCTCCTGCACTTGACACTAAGTACACTAAGACAGAGATCAACAGACTTAACAACGCAGAACTTGAAAAACTGTGTAAAAAACTCGACATTGAGCCTTCTACCGGAATGGCTATGAAGAAAGCACTTATCGAGAAGTTAGGTCTTTAAGAGGATAAAGAGATGGCATTACCTACAATCACTTGGGGAGACATCAAACTCGTAACTTTACAGAAGTTGTATGCGACTAATGGCGGAACGACTATACCGAATGATTCAAGTACAAGAGAGTATATCGCTTCTATGCCCGGCGCAGCTAATGAAGCGTTACAGATGCTTGCGACTGCTGGAAAGTTTATCATAAAGAGCATTGACATAGCTCATATCCCTGTTAAGAACCTCGTTCCGAATGGGGAGAATATCAAGAGTGTAGAACGTGGCACGATTACATATTCTGCTGAGAAAGCACGTTCTATGTACTTTGAACTAAAGGGAAAAGTCACGATGACTATACAAGTCGGTGAAATTACAAGGACACCGGTTGAGATAGAATCCCCGACAGGCTTTTCTCCCTTTAAGTATCTTGTATCTAATACAGCCGATGAACTTGTTACAGTGACGTTTACGGGCGATTATCCGTTTGCTTTTAAGAACTTCGCATTGTATAGTGCAGACTACGCTTCTGAGGCGGATATACAGCCTTACAACGAGTACACAAGATATGATTTGACCGAATTAGTCGATGACTTTTACATGGTCGATCCTGAAACAGTTATCTATGAGGGGGATATAACCCGGTCCCGGTACACCGCAACAAGCGATTATTTCCAGGAAGGCATGAAGATCATGCTTATTCCTAGAGATGAGCCGGGCAATTACAAAGTCTATTACAAGGCATATCCCCCGCAGATAACGCTTAATACTCCTGATGATGCGGTGCTTGCACTTGATCCCGAAGTTGCGGCTATTATGCCCTTATATATGGCCTCACAGCTATATAAGGATGACGATTTGGGGACTGCGACAATTTACCGCAACGAAGCTGAGGTCGCTTTTGAAAGGTTGACTAAATCGGTCAGCGCTCCTTCATCAGAACATTTTACATCCGTCAGTGGATGGATTTAAGGATAAATTATGGCAGTTTCATTTAATGTACCTAGTAGCCCTAAGAAAAGCATATTGACAATAGATACGTTTCAGGGATGCGATTTCACGAACAGTCCTGCAAACATAGATGAGCAGAAAAGCCCCAACGCCGTTAATATGATCCGTGACGTTCCCGGAAAGGTCCGTAAATGTATGGGGTATGAAACTGTTGCAACATACAAGGACAGTAACGATGATCCCTATCCGATAAACGGCTATCATCTGTTAAGAGGCTCGGATAACGGTTTTGTTCATGCCGGAGAGAATATCTTTTGGGGTGACATACTTCTTTATACGACCGCAAACAACCAGCGTAGCAAGGCTTGGCAGTTTGAGGATAAGACAGCTCAGATAAACAAGCTGTATATGCTTGACGGAAAGAAGTTTCTTGTTATGTGGTCCGAGGCATCGGGAGCCACTACATCTACCGGAAAGCACACAACTGAGGTTGACGCAGACGTATATACGGAAACGCTTGACTTAAAGAATAACGATGTAGTCAACTTCTATATGCCGTTTGAGTGTCAGCAGATAGTTGTGACCTACAACGGCACGACAGACACGATATCCCTTGCTGATGTTGATACCTATGCTTTTACAAACACTTATGGAAATTATGAGTGCGTGTTTGAGTTTACGGCATCCACAAGCGTAACAGAATATGAGGGCATCCATACAAGCGTCATCAATTCCACGATGACCAACGGATATGTAGACGGAACAAGCGGAACCTACATAGACGAGAACGGATTTATCCATAAGGTACAGAAGGTAGAGGATAATGCCTATGTTCCTACTCTGACGATTGCTAAAACGCCTGGTGGTGGCGGAACGCCCTATGAGGACTTAAACCTCCTTACTCCTGCCTTTACGGAAATGTTCCAAGGTGACGGAACAACAAAGCCTTATCACTTATCCTTTACTAACCTTGACGCTACTACGCCTAAGGTATGGATTCTTAACAACAATGGTGAATGGGTAGAGAAGTTTTCGCCCGGAGATTTCAGTTACGACAAGACCACAGGCATTGTTACGTTCACGGCTCCGCCCGCTACTCCGACAGTAGGTGGTGAAGATAACGTCAAGATCACGGCATACAGAACGGTAGCGGGATATTCAGACAGGATAAACAAGTGTACCATCGGAATCCTTTATGGTGTGAATGGTGCATCGGACAGACTGTTCGTTTCAGGAAATCCTGAGAGAATCAATTATGACTGGTATTCAGGATATAGCGATTTGACCTATTTCCCCGATACCGGATATTCAGCCCTCGGTACTTCGGGGAGTGCGATAATCGGATATTCGATCATTTCAAACTATCTGGCAGCACATAAGGACTGGATGGAAAAAGACCAGAACATAATCCTACGAGAAGGCGATTTAGTAAACAGTCAGCCTTCTTTCAGGATAATCAATACACTTCAAGGAGCGGGAGCGATAGCTCCTTTTTCTTTTGCCTATCTTTCGACAGAACCGCTGTTCCTTACGAGAGAAGGTGTGTATGCGGTAACGGCACAGGATATCACGGGTGAGAAGTATGCACAGAATAGGAGCTACTTCCTTGACGGAAAGCTTTTACAGGAGCAGAACCTTGAGAACGCTTACGGCTATACCCACAAGGATATGTACTGGCTTTGTCTGAATAACGTGGCATATATCCTCGATGGCTTACAGCCTATCAGAACAGATCCGTCAATGCCTTACTCAACGAGACAGTATGCGGGCTTTTACAGAACGAACCTTCCTGCAAGGGTTATGTGGGAGCAGAACGAAGATTTGTACTTCGGAACGGCAGACGGAAGGATATGCAGATTCTTCACAGACAAGTATGCACTTGCATCTTACAGTGACGATGGTGAGCCGATAGAGGCTATCTGGGAAACACCGGACATAGACGGAAAGCTGTTCTACAAGAACAAGACGCTCAGATACATAGCGCTCCGCCTTGATTCAGCCCTTGCTACATCGGTTGACATATGGGTTATGAATAGGGGCTTGTGGCAATTCATAAAGAAGGATGAGACCACAGGAAGATATCTGTCTTTCAGCCACTTGGTATTCAGTAAACTGTCATTCAGCGGAGATAAGACGCAGCATACCATCTCAACAAAAGTAAGGGTTAAGAAGGTAGATAAATTCAGATTAAGGCTTGTCAATGGGGAGAAAGACGAACCATTCGGCTTATACAATATAGCGTTTGAATACGTTGAAAACGGCAACTATAAGGGATAAGGAGAGCAAAGATGAGTTATACGAAAATCACACAGGCCGACCTAACCGGAAAGGGCGTGATCGGACTTCCTGATACTCCGAACTTAAGCACTACGGACATTCAGGAAAAATTCGATGAGATAGCACTTGATGTTATCGTGCCTAAGTTTAATGACTTGTCGGATGAGCTAGATGCTTCTGACATAGATTCAGCGATCAAGTCGGCAGACATAACAGATATGCGTCTCAATGCTGATATGGCTATTGAGGTGTCAGACGATCACGGCTCTACTTGGAGCGGTACGGCATCTTCCGGTCACAGAATAATGGATGGTAGCGGAACGATTTACACGCAGGAGAGTAAACTTCAATTCTCCAACAACGTAACCATTCAGGATGATTCAGTCAATGGAATAACTAAGGTGCTTATCCAGCCCGGTGAGAAGGGCGATCCCGGCAAAGCTGCCACAATTACAATCGGCGATGTAACCGAAGGCGTAACGGCATCTGTAACGAATGTCGGCTCACAGACGGATGCAATATTCGATATCACGCTCCCTAAGGGCGATCCCGGTGATGCAGCGACAATCGCAGTCGGAACAGTAACGAGTGGTGCAACGGCAAGCGTTATCAATAGTGGTACGTCAGACGCAGCCGTATTCAACTTTGTACTTCCTAAAGGCGATCAGGGAGATCCTGGTACAGGCCTTACTCTTTTGGGAACGTATGCGACACTTGCAGACTTGCAGACAGCACATCCGACAGGACAGAGAGGAAATGCTTACTTTGTTGGTGACGATACTTTAGGTTATGTGTATCTTTGGGATCCCGATACTTCCGCTTGGGTAAATATCGGTGAGCTGAAAGGACCTAAAGGAAACACAGGCGCAACGCCTTCACTCTCTATCGGAACAGTACAGACGGGTACGCCTTCCGCTGTAACGATAACAGGAACGACCGAGTATCCCGTTCTTAACTTTACTCTTGAACAGGGTGATAAGGGTGATACGGGAAACGCAGGAACTATCGCTGTAGGAAGCGTTACAAGCGGGCAGACTGCAAGCGTAACGAATGTGGGAACATCAACTGCAGCGGTATTTGATTTCGTTCTTCCTAAAGGAGATAAGGGCGATCAAGGAAACCCGACTACTGTAAACGGCAAGAGCGGAAACAACGTCACTCTTTATGGAACGGATATTGATATATCAAGTGTTGACAATACGAAACTAGGAGATATAAAGGGCGGAGCTTTTCTTGATACGAATATTGTCTCGGCTACGGAAGGTGATGCTTTTGTTTATGACGGAACAAATGCAGAGTGGGTCAACAGACCGATTAATAAGGTCACTTCCCTTGCGGTCGACCTCACAGGTTGGACTTCCGACACAACAAGTCAGAGTGGCACAACCTTATACAAAAAGCAGGTATCCCTAAATCACGTTTACGTTGAAAGCCCGACAGTAGACATCGGGGCAAGTGGTGTACTTCCGACAGTAGCAGAGCAGGAGAGTTACAACCTATTGCAATACTGTACTGTTGATGACACAGTACCTTGCCTTTACTTATACGCATTTGCTATACCAACTACCGCTTTTTATATCAAAGTGGAAGGAGTTGACTAATGAGAGTACCGATAAAAGGATATGAAAAATATGAAGTGTCGGACGAGGGCATTATATACAACGCAAAAGGACAAGCGTTAGTCGGCTTTAATGTTCAAGGGTACAGACATATTTTGTTGTATAAGGACGGAAAGCCTAAACAGTTTTCTATTCATAGACTTGTGGCAAGCGCATTTATACCTAACCCCGATAATCTGCCTTGTGTCAATCACAAAGACGAGGACAAAGCAAATAATCGTTTAGACAATCTTGAGTGGTGCGATTATTCCTATAACAATCGGTATGGCACAGGGTTAGCAAGACGAACGGAAAGCGGAAAGCAAGTTGCATTAAGGAATAATAGATGCAAGGAAGTTATTTGTTTGAAAGACGGGAAAAGGTTTTATAGCGTCCGTGATGCAGGAAAGTATTATGGCATCAGTCCTGCTTTAGTTTCAAGAGCGTGTATAGAAAAATATGCTAACAGTAAATATCAATTCAGATTTTGTTCTGAATGTGCAGATTAAGGGGGTGAGATTATGGCTGAACAGTTAGCGGAACTCAACAAGGGTGATGTTGGGGAAGTATTTTCATCAATACCTACTATCATAGGAACAGATGCAAACGGAAATCCCATATATAGAAAGATATTAAAAGGTACGCTCACATCTCCATATTCAATAGTACACGGTATAACAAATCTTGACGATGTGTATAGACTTGATGGATATGTCAAGTCTGCATCAACCACAAGACCGCTATCTCTTGCATATTATGGTGATGCGAGTTGGGATAGTGCAATATCAATCACGTCGACAAATGTCGTAATTGAGGCAGGCACTTCCTACCTTAATGCACACACAGGATATGGCTACACAATAACAATCGAATATACAGTTTCATAAGGAGGAAACCAACAATGAACGAGAAATATTATCTCATAAAGGAACTGACCAACACACAGGGACAGGACGCATCAAAGGTTGAGGGTGTATATAACAACCTCAATAGCGCAATAGTCGCTTATCATCAGTTGCTTGCGCCCTTGCACAACGCAGATGATGTACTGT